TGTGCCTTTTTCAATACCAGCCTCTTTTCGCTTAGCAAGTGTACTCGCTGTTTCTTCAAACATGCGATGTGTCTTGTATCGGTCACCCTTTGTTCCACTTGAAAAATCAGTGGCTGAACCGCTGGTTTCAAGACGACCAGTATCGGTGTAGCAAAGAGAAGAGTCAAAGTTCACGCTCAATCGTAGAGCAGCGTCAGTATCAGCAGTCATAGAGAAGTCCTTGACCTTGCATCCCTTGAACACACGAGTGAGTTGCTTAGGGTCTGTTGCTCCACCGTCTGTAACATCAGCATCAGCGCCTTCAACGTCGCTACGACGAATACTAACTTCCATAGCAAACGATGGCACAGAGTCACGGGAGTAAAGCAAACGACTGATTGGGAATGTAATAGCCCCTGTTGATTCACGATGAGGACTACCTGTGTTGGTTGCTCCTCCGCCGTCTCCTTGAAAGCGAATGATACGCACTTGACAACTATCAGCGTGGCTGTAACAAAGACCATCATCAAGGAAGATAGTGTTACCATCAATAGCAGCGATTCTACGAATCTCATTCTTTTGAGTTGTATCAAAGAAGTCATCGCCTTCAATGTTCACTGCTCCAAACGCAGCACCAGTTGCTGTTGTACCTTCACGGTGCGTTATGATGTCCTCTACTGTTGTGTCTCTAATGAGAATGTAATCACCAGCGGCAGCACTATCAGCAGCACCAAGAGGATTTGCCGCATCGGTAAACTCAAGTGCTCCGTCTACTGTAATGAGAGACTGTCCTTTTTCGACAGCACCGTTTAGAGTGCGAGTAGCACTCATAAGTGAGTCATACAGATTTGCAGCAGCGCCGTTTGCCATGTAAGATATAGACTCCATGCCCAAGCAGTAATACAACCATCGTGGATTGTGTAGATTGACTTCAAATGACCCACCTTCGTTCAAGAAACGACCCGGCACTTGTATAGCCGTGTCACGACCAAGACCAACAATGTGGTATCGCTTGAGGTCTACCTTAGTTTCAGGTAGGGTTACAGCAGCGGCAAGACCGAGGAATTGGTCAGTAAGCACACGCTCGCTGCTGGAGGCTGCCGTGATGTTCCACCCAGCCATGTTTGCATCAAAAGTTGGTGTACCAAAAGAATTGATGATAAGCACATCATTTGTGCCTGAATCAACACTCGTGCCTGTTTTCAAAGCAGGGGTAACAGTCAGTTGAGTTTTATTGGTGTTGTGATTCTTGTGTTCTAAGACAGTATAAGTGCGCCCAGTATTGTGAGAATCATCGAGTGTAAAGTTTGTAATACCGACAATTGAAATCTTGCACCCAACGAGCATACCGACTGGGTATTTCAAAAGCCCCCCAGTACAAGGTAAAGAAGCGCCACCGCCCTCAAAACCAATGACGCTGGTGTTTGAGTTGCTGTCCGTAGATACATGCTTGAACAAAAACGATGAGCCAAAGCCACCATGTTTCAATTCTAACGCTGTCTCATGACCGAATGAAATTTCGGTTAAATCTCCTTTGTATACTGTAGATGGCATGTCGGCTCAACTCAAGGCACTAACTCCGCAAAGATAACTACTTCTATTTGAAAGGTCATCCGAAATAAAACCTTTGACCTATCAGACAAGTCGGTTCGGGTCTTGTAAACCATGCGGTCAAAGTTTACACCGTCTCCTTTTCTTACTGCGTGAATCAATCTTCGTACTTCGTTCTCCATCAATTGTAGATGCTTACGCCCTCTTGCTGTACGAGCATCTACCGTGATGTTTAGACGAGTTGTGACAAAATCATAGAGTAATTCGGGGGCTTCTTCATTGTGAGCCGTCTCATAACATAAGATGTAATCGTGGCGGGATAAATCAATTCTTTTACCTCTTTCAGCACCGACTGTCGCTATGTCAGCGATGACTGGTTTGATGTTCCCAGTGTTCGCACGATTCCAGTCTTCTAATGTAGAGATAACCATATCAAGAGATTCAGTAAATGTAGCAACCATGTTATCACTTCTCCTTCTTGTATGCTATTTCGTCAGGTAGTAACAGACCACCTTTGAACACTAACTTTTGCTCAATCAACATTGGTGACTCACGAAGCATACGCTTGTCAGCCCTTTCTAAAGCAGCATCGACTTCATTTTGAGGGGCTGGTTGGCTACCTTTCTTGTAACCATCATCAGTTTTTCTAATACTACTCATACCTAATTCCTGAGCCTCAACTTTTTCTCTGTATACTTGAGGTCGTTGAGTAATGAGAGCACGCAACTCTTTCTGATACTTTGCATCGGACATCTCTTCCGTTAGCGTAGCCAAAAATTCCTTTTGCTCTCTTGACATGTTTATCACTCAAATACGGTAATCTCAACGTAGCGTGCCAAAATAGCATCGACTTCAGCCTTTAGTAACTGAATCTTAGAAGTTAAATCAACATTCTGTGTCCCTTCAGGAATCAAAACGCTTCGGTCATCTGACATCAAAACATCACAAGCCACCATCTTTGTAGCAGCCTCTTCTATAGCCTTCTCAAGATAACGCTCACCGTAGATGTAAGAGCACTTAATCGCATTCCATTCAAAGAAAGGATAGGAGTTGTTAAAGTAAATAATACCCATTTCGTAATCAGCCCACCAGTCTCGTAGTCGCCCTACGTCACCACTACTCGAACCACCTTGTAGGTCGATGTTGAAGGTATCTTGGCTAATCTCACCGCTAATATCTCCTAATGCTGAACCAGTGACACGGACACATCCTGTAAAGGATGTTGCTGTTTTACCAGTATAACGGAACACTGTATCACCCTTAACGCAAACACCAGCGTGAACAAAAGAACTTGTGTCGTCTACATTGACTGTAGTACCAACAACATCAACGATGGTTGCTTTGTGATTAGTGGTTTGCTTAATTGAAAGGTTACTGTCGGTGGTAACAATAGAACACGTCTCACCCCCCTTACCAGCACGCATACTGGTAAGTTTGATAATACCAGTCCCATAATCAGCGTTTGCTGTAGCGAGAAACTCGTTATCGACATTGATGTCGCTTGAAGAACCTTCCAGTTTGTACGATGGTACGAATGGTACTGCCGCTTTACTTACTCTGTCTTCTTTATTGATAAGGTCAGCAAGATTCTGTGCTGTTGTAGCAGGGTCAAAATCGGCACGCCATTGAGTGTTACCTGTTCCTATCTCTAATTCAGCAGCAGAGCCATTACCTGTTGATACTACGATTGCTCCTGTGAGCGCTCTCACGTCATCAGGAATATGAATACGAGCCTCAGCGCTGCATATCTCTCGATAGTCGTCACCTTGCCATAGTTCAAGACGAAGAATCTGTTGTACATTTCTAAACAAAAGTGGAGCAGTACCAACATAATCTGTGTAATATCGTCGTCGGTATGGTTTGTATGTGTCGAAGTTAATGTATTCAGCACTCACGAGATAAGGTCGCCAAGCGTTGTGTGTAATGTTGTCAATCTTGTCTTGGGCTTCTTTGATACGAGCCTCTACAATTGAGCGTTTCATACCACGAGTTTTACCGTTGGTAAACGATGCTGTGTTTTGAACGTAGGTGTTATCAGCAGCCTGATAATCAGCAGAAGTGATAACATCGCTGAAATTGAGTTGAACACCATTAGCACTACTACTAATTGTTGTGATAACTCGCTCTGTTCCTAATGGGTCAGCATCAGAGTAAATGAGAATGGTGTCATCTTTTGAAAAACCCACAGTTCTGTAATCAGCACCTGTAACGAAAACGGCAGTAGTAGTGCTGTCAGCACTGACTAAAACGGCTTCCTGTGGGCCTATTGAAAGGAAATCTGCAACTTTCTGTGCAGTAGTGTAGACAATAGCCGAAGGGTCAAGTGGTCGTGTTTCAGCCTCACCGGGATTAAACACTATTGGCATTTCTTATCCCCCGTTACAAAACACTTTTTGGTTTTATCTTCAGCCTCATCGACTTCTTTCGACTTAGCATCAAACCAAGCATCAAGAAGAGTGCAACGGGTCATGCTCTTGCCTCCTCGTCTATAGAAGCAAGGTTGTATTCCATTGGTTTCTCGCAACTACCGCATGTTTCTCGCCACATAAAGTGAAGCATACCACAGTGTTGGCATCGAGTACCTGAGCCAATGTTCAAAACATCACTGGCCTCAAGATTACGCTTACGCTGTTGTGAAGTAATACCCTTGAGTGGGTTTTCTTCGTCAATGACTTTACCAAGAAGGGTTTGTGCGTCAGAACGAATACCCTGCTTTTGAAATCTTTCAATATCACTCAGGTCAATTGTTTGCTCGGCTAACGACATACATACTCCTCACACTCAACTGGTAGTGACAAATATGTAAATGTTACCAAGAACATGATGCGGGTCGCATGATACACAAGTATTGCTACTAATAGCGGTGCTAATCTCTGCTGCTATAGCAGTTCTCGCTGTGTCGTCGTTAAAATCCTTCGGCGGAAAAGGCCCAAGAATTGTTACTGTTTTTGCCATGTGTCGTCACCTCAAGAGCGACGACCAATTGCGAAGAAAGTTCCACCAATAGTGGCCTGTGCCGCTGCTGGTGTGTGAACAGTGATTGTAGTCCCATCTACTGTAGCAAACTCACTAAAGGTGTGAGGCGCTGCGTCAGAAGCATCAGCGTTACCGCCTGTTTCAAGTGTTGCTGGAGCAAGAGGCCCTGTAGGGGTAACTGTAGCCATGTCAATACTTGCGAGCAAACCACTCAAATCAATGCTTGTGTCAGTTGCTGCGTATGTTCCTGTGACAACCATTCGGTCACCAAAGTAAGTTGGTCGGGGGTCTATTGATACTGTCATATTTATTCATCTCCTGTTGTTTCTGTTTCTTCTGCACTTTCTTCAATTAGTGCCTCTGTTTCTTGAACACCGTCAGGACTCATAACAGTCTCAACAAGTTCAAGTAGAGTAGTTTTTGTTGCATAGCCTTTTGGCTTGATGTCATACTTAGCGAGCCATTTTACAATGTCGCCACGCTTCCAACCAGCGTCAGGGATGTCGTCATTTCCTTCATCAACAGAATCGTAGCCTTTGATAATAAAGTCATCACTAAGACGATGACCCCATTTGTCAAGCCACGCTGTTGTGACTTCTAAGGGAACACCCTTTTTGAAATCAGGATAGTTGCCGTCAATGTTCCTTGTAGACCAAGAACGACCCATGTAGGTTACTGTAGGCAAGTTACCTCACCTCAGTTGTAGAGTATCATTACTGTTGTAACGTTCGCTGAACCGCTTGCGTATTGTAGTGTTGCAGTTAGACCGGAGAAGATACATCCTGTAAGAACAGGTGTTGCCTCTGCTGGTGTTGCTGTAACGCTTAGAATTGCTGTTGCTCCGCCGCCGAGAATAATTGTCTCTCCGTCTGCTCCACCTGTCACGTTGATTAGTGCCAACTTTGGTGCTGGTGCATATCCGTTTGCTGCGTCTGTTTGTAGTGCGTTGAATGAATCAATGCTTCCGGGATAAGTTCCACCACGAGCCAAGTATTCTGTGGTGTCGTGTGACCCTGCTCGTAGTTCCCAAGCACCCACAAGGGTTGCTGTTGCTGTTCCGCTTAATGTTAATTCTGCTGCCATATTTAATCATCTCCATGTTTTTTTGTTTTTTGTGTCCTCACTTCAAGTCACGAATGCTTGCTTGTGCTCCAAAGAAAGTTGTCCATACTTCACCCATTGTTCGGTAAAGTCCCTCTTGACCGAGGCGGTTGATTGCGAATGGGTCACCAGTTTCGATACCTGACTCAAAGTATTGAGTAGGAATCGCTGTACTGAAGTACATGTAGTCAGTGTCCAAAAGATACATACGGCTTATTCCGTCTGTCTTCACAACATCCTTAGAAGGAATGATTGGAACACCGTTGTAGGTTGCGACAATGAAACCTGCTTCGATACCCGGAACACCCTTTACACCGTTGTAGGTAGGGGTGACACGCTTCTCTTCCATGAAACGCTGTTGCGCTTGGAGGAGTTGTTGTAGACGCATCAAAGTGTCATATCCAGTTAGGATGACCTTCGGGTTACCTCCACGTTCCCAAACTTGTTGGAATGTGGTGTCGAGGTGGTCGAGTGATAGAACACGCTTGTTTGATGCTTGAGTGTCAGCAGCGCAGTTTACTTCAGCGCTTGACCAAGTGTTTGTTCTTCGGTCAATGCTGTAGATGTCGAGGTCACCGTCATCAGCGTGGTTGTTGCCGGATGTGGTCTTCAAAGTTGTTGCTGAACCTGAACCATCAGCGGCTTCAGCAGCAGTGATACGGTCAAGAGATTCAAAGTTGTTACCTGCTACTGTGGAAGAGTCAGTCAAGAGCATCTTGTTTACCATTTCAGCGTGGTGCTTACCCATTTCTTCTTTGAGAACTGAGCGCATGTCACCCATACCGTCGTCCTTGTCAGCAAGGAAAACAGCGACTTCGCTTACATCGAATGAGTGAGCGATGGTCTTTGGCTTTGCGGCAACGTGTTGGAAGACTGGCTTAACAGTCTCAGGTAGTGTACCGTTCTCAGCAATACCACCGTGAACTGTGCCTGAGTTTGGTTTGTCAGTAATGACTCTCCATCCACTGCGTTCCCACGGCTTCTTTGGCATAATTGAAAATGCGTTAAATTCTTGGTTGAGTTGCGACCAAACCTTGCGACCATAGATTGCTTGGTATGTTCCAGCGGTGGTACTTAGCATTGGTGCGTCGGCTTTGAGAAGTTCGCTACCAGTGTATGTGTAACCCATTGAGTTACCTGCTCCGTAGTAGTATCTTTCCATATCTGTTACTGTTCTTACATAATTTCGTGCCATGTTATTTCATCTCCATTTTTTT